GAGCGATGAAGAGATAAAAGGTATTGCAATATACAATGAACTGAAGGGAATAACAAAAGTGGAATTAGCATTATCAGATAATGCATACACGATGATAGGCGAGTATCTTTATGCAAAGTTTATTAAATATCCTGTAAGATTAGAGAGGTTTGAAGTGAGCGATATGTTGCTTGAATTTCTTGGAATAATAGACAGAAAAATTAAATCAGTCTTAGCCCTACCACAGGAAAGGGAAGAAAATGAATGAACTTAGCATAAGAGAGTTTTATAAAGAACATGAGCTAAATAAAGGGGCGTCTCAGGAACAGGTAGATAATCTAATTGGCGACATGGATTCTATATTTGATATTATGGATAATTATCTTAAACATGTAACACCTACCAATAAGGCGATAGATAGGGAGGCTAATAAGAGATATGGAGGTATGTCATTTGGTAACGATAGAAATAGATTTATTGAAGGGGCAAAATGGGCAAGAGTAAAATAATATTAAAATCATTGCAGATAAAAAGTTTAAAGAAAGCTAAGAAGCTATGCTCTGCGCTAACTATTATTGAGGAAGAATGTGGAATAAAAAATGTTAAGATTATTTTAAAGGATATATTTATTTGTGGATGTATTGATTTAGAAAAATTAAATACCACAGACATGGAAATACTAATAAGAGATATATTTAAAAAGGACTAATGGAATCAACTATAACTAAAGTAAAAATAATGAAAATACCAACAGTTAGAATTGAATTTAAAATTACATGTGGATGGGGTGATCTTATAATGGAGCTAAAGGAATATAAGTCATATAAGAACTTCTTTAAGTTTTGCTCAGATTATTCAATACATCCAAGAGATATAAAAAAGGTACATCACATTATGATGTCTCCTAAAGACTATCCTACTACAGAATGGGAGGGGTAATGGAATCAACTATAACTAAAAAGGAGGATTAATTATGAAAAAACTAATCTTAGTAACACTTTTTCTAATTATGGGCGCGACTATCATGGCCCAAAATAATAGTATGTCTGTGATATTCTCCCCCCAGGATCTCGGGATAGGATTACGCTATGACCGGGAGACCGAAAAAATGCCTATAGGGATATATACTCTCGCATCATACGGTAATTATGCAATGCCTTTTGAATGCCATATCAGTAACCATTATAAGGTCGGTGTAGGGATAACCCTCCCAGCCTCAAAAGATGGTTGGTACACTGTGGGACTATCTTATCACAAATACGGGGAATATGACGTAATGGCCTTGGCTGACGATTTCAATACAGAAGTATTCAACGCCCTATCCCTTGACTTGGGAGTTAAAGTAAGGATGAATAAGTTAATCTCAGGATTCTTATTTGATCCTATCAAGTGGGAAGGAACATTTTACTTCGGAATAAACTTTTAATTTAAAATATGAAAGCACAGGGTAAAGGAGTATTGATACTACCGGACAAAGCACCGGAGAAGACAAAAGAGGGGATTATAATTCCCTTAAGCGCAAAGGCAGGCCAGGAGACAGGTGTTGTCATTGATCGTGGCTCTGAATGTGAACGGGTAGAGATCGGAGATAAGGTTATATTCTCCAGTAAGCCTACAAGCAGTATCGTGGTTAATGAGAAGGATCATTTCTTTGGTCTGGAGAGTTGTATAAAATATATATTTTGATAGCCATGAAGAACATGACAAACGATTGGGCATTTGCGAAGGTATTACAGACATTCAAAACAAAAGTTCTGGATCCGCAGGAGAAAAGGACCGATGAGGCATTTAAGATCATGTTAGATCCTAAACACCCATGGAAGGATGATGCACAGAAGGAGCTCGGCCAGGCTAAGCTGGATAACTACAAGGTATGGCTTGATCATTACAAAGCATTCCATACAGAGGGTAATAAGCTTATACAGCAGCATGAGATGTTAATAGAACACCTTTGTAAATGGTATGAAGATTGGCGTTCTAGTGTCTCTAACGATGGTAAGCAGGAGGCAGAGATGATGAATATGCAGGCAGAAATACTTCAGAAAATATTTGTAGAGATGTATAAGGCATTAGAGCCATTGAAACTTGAAATCAAACCGCCTAAAGGCACAAAATAAAAAGTTATGAACGACATCGCCAAACAAAGAACAGTTGACAAATTCAAAGAAGCTCTTACCAGAGAGGGGCTATCAAAAGCTAAAGCCGGAGCCTGCATAGGGTTTACACCGGTACAGGTATCTTACCTTTTTAATCCTACATATTGGGTTAGGCTAGGGAACACAGGATGGGAAATAATACTAAAATGGGTTAATAGCGGAGAGTCGCTGATAAAGTACGCTAAATGTAAGGCGGGTATTACCGTTCCTAAGAAGGAGGAGCAATCCACTCGCAGAGATTTACAGGAAGAACCTGCTCATATTGAAAATGAAAAGGAAGTAAAAGTAGTCTTCAAGGAGGAACCGAAAAATAATGTCCTGGAATTTATCCGCGCCCATGGTTGCAGAGTTGTGGGGCAAGATCCGGACATCCATTATTACTATCTCCCATTCTGGTATAGGGTAGAGATAGGGCAGGAGAAGTTTGAGATGCTATCATATAACCAGATGCCGGAAGATCTAAAAAAGGCTATTAAAGCTATGAGAGGGGAGTAATATGCCATACTTTGTAGTTACGGAGGGAGAAGACGGAGCACACCTGTTCCTAGTTGACAGGAGGAAGACCAGATTGAAGTGGTGGAGCCCATATCTGGATGATGCCATGGAGTTTGATAAACACTTGGCAGCAATGTATTCAGCTAACCGGTTAAAATATAATGATGCTACAGTAGTGGGTAGCGTTAAGGCTGAGGAGTTAGAGAAAGAGAATAAAGACAAACAGTAGTACCATGACCTTCACACAGACAGTAGATTGTATTGCAAACACTTCCTACAGGCATGGTATTGAAGGGGGGATTGGTTGGTTCCCCCCTTTATTTAAAAAATAGAGGCATGGAATACGAATTAAAAGCAGAGATTAGATTATGCTTATTGAAATATAAGAACATTGAAGGCTTTAGCTTGAAAGATGCAGAGGATCGTATGAAATATTTAATGGATTCAGAGCAGCCAAAGATGCCGAGCAAAGAGAATATTTTTAACCAACTTATCGCAATGTCAGAAGAAGATCAACTGGACATTTATAATCAGTTTAACAGTCATGTAAATTACTTACCAGCTAAAGAATACTTAAATAAAAAGGAGGACCCAAAATGAACCAAGACAAGCACGTTAAAAAACCAGACTTCATTCCTGGCATAGAGGATGAATCAACAGAAGTATTAGGAGCTGTTGTATGGGGAGGCGTTTTTTTTATAATCTTCCTATTGGGGATAGGGGCTATTATTTTTATTGTTAGTAATGCAGATAAGATAGATGCGATAATATGAATAAGGCATGAAAACTAAAGAGATCTCATTTGCACCTGGATACTTTGTTACTGATAAAGGTGACGTAATTAGCTGTAGGAGAACTATCGCAATAAAACTAAAACCGCTTAAAAACGAGAAAGGTTATTTAAGGGTTGATATTAATGAAAAACGAAGGAGAATCCATAGACTTGTAGCTGAAGCTTTTATTCCTAATCCTAAGAATCTTACAGAGATTAACCATAAGGATTCAAATAAAGAGAATAATGATGCGAAAAATTTAGAGTGGTGTACGCATAAAGATAATATGATCCATGCGGAAAGTAATAAAAGAATAAATCACCCTATTGGAGAAAAGCATGGACTGAGTAAATTGAAAGCTGCTGATATAATTCAAATAAGAGCTCTTTATGTTCCAAGAAAAGTATCTCATAGAATATTAGCAGAGAGATTTGAGTGTAGCCAATCAACAATAAGCACAATAGTTAGGAATAAAACATGGAGACACATATAGTATGAATAAAGACTTACAAATAAGCTACATGCCTCAGCATACAAAGGAATGGTTCGACTTTCGTAAAAATGGAATCGGGGGAAGCGAAATGGCAACTGTTCTTGGATTAGATCGTTACAATACTGTAATCCGAACATTTCATGAAAAAACAGGTACCGTTGAGGCAAGGAGAATGGATAATCGATTTATGTTCTTTGGCCGATATATGGAGGATAAGATTGCTGAGCTATGGAAATTTCATGACGGTACCAGTGAAGGTTTTATTGAGAATTTTAAGAACAACAAAATAATTCGGGAGTGTAGGAATATTAATGGTTACGTTGTCAATCCTAAATATCCATGGATGTTTGCCTCACTCGATAGGGTGCAAAATATAAAGGGAGGAGTAAATCTTATTACTGGAGAATCATTAACCACTGAAGCAGTTCTGGAGTGTAAAACTTTATCATACTGGAGCGCACAATTATGGCAGGATGGTATTCCCATATCCTTTTTAGTGCAAGTCCATGTATATATGATAATTATTGAGTCAGATTATGCGGAAATTGCAATTTTCCAAGATGGAAATGACTTTCGTATAGAGAAGGTCCAGAGAGATGATGAGTTATGTGAGCGAATAATTAGTATATCGAAGATGTTCTGGGAGAATAGAGTGTTACCAGCAAAAGCAGCATTCGCCAAGAGGGAGCAAGCAGAGATAGATCGTAATCTGGCAGAGATAGAGAGGTATGATGCTATTATCATGAAGCATGAACCAGAACCGGACCGGTCTGAGGCTTATAAGGAGTTTATGGAGGAGCGTTTTCTTAAAGAGAGAGAAGGTATAGAGGGTAGTATCGATCAATTCAACCTTTGTAAGCGCGATAATATGATCAGGAAGATCTCTAGTCAGATGGAGGAGGAGCGTGTGGGTATAAAGAACAGGCTATTACAGGTGATGGGTCAGGCTGGGGCTGATGTAATAGATTTCGGTAGATTAGGTAATGTCACCTGGAGTGAGAGGAAGGGAGCTAAGAGCCGCACCTTTACTATCCGTATCAAAGAGAACCCTACAGAAGATGAAGTAATGAATGAGTTTAGGAAGTTAAATTTAGACTACTAGCTAATGGAGATGGACATTGCTATTAAGCGAATAAGGAGAGAAATGATAGAGCGAGAAAAGGAAGAAGAAAAAATCCATGACAGAGCATCATTCTATGAGTGGTATCTACAGGTGGCTTACACTATTGCCTGGGAGAACAGAGGGAAAATATTAGGAGCCCACAATAAACGTAGGATTGCTCAATTTGATCGATCAGGTAAGAAGATCGGAGAGTATAATTCCATAAAAATCGCAGCTAACAAATGTAAGTTAAACAGAGATGTTATTGACGACTCTGTTTCCGGGAAGACTAAGTTCACCAGAAAAGCAGGTTATTACTTTAGATATATATGATATGGGACACTTAAAAACGATAGTTGAATATACCTGGGAGGGTGAAGAAGGTAATACCATAAAGGAGAATTGCTATCTCCTGCATTTTGGATTAAGATATGATCTGGTTGCTGGTAGTGATGGGAATATATATCCTGTAAGCTATACGGTAGCTATTATTCAAAACATAAAGTCTGGGGCAATAGAATTTTGCTCTCCGGACCAGTTAAAGGTTTTAGGAACTAATGTAAAGGAGCAAAATGAGTAATATAATATATTATGGAGTAGTATTAGGAGATCCTAAGCCACAAGCCAGGCACAGACACTTCTCTAAAGGGAAATTTAGCAGCACTTATGACCCTACAGCTGAGAAGAAAGGATCCTTTGTGTCAATCATACAAGATGATGCCCCGGGAGTACCATGGGACTGTCCATTGTCACTGGAGCTAAGTTTCTATTTCCATAGGCCAAAGAATCATTTTGGCACAGGTAAGAACGCTGATGTCTTAAAAGCTACAGCTCCGGAGTGGCATACTAATACACCCGATATCGACAATCTTCAAAAGTTTGTCCAGGATAGCATGAATAAAATCTTCTATAAGGATGATAGCTCTATCTGTCAGATAACAGCCAGGAAGCTCTATTCAGACAGACCGCGTACGGAAATCACAATTAAAATTCTATTATAAACTTAACAATTACAATCATGAATGAGGAAGCAAGAGAATTTGGATCATTAAACGCCAGACTTACAGGTCAGGTACAGGAATTGGGAGAAAAGCTTAGTGCATTGGAAGACCGTTCAAGGCGCTTGGGGAATATTGCACCCAGAGACCCAGACCCAGTAAAGGGAAAAGAGGGAAGTAAGGTTACGGATGATAATCATCTGAGTGTCCTTAATGATAGCTTAGATGCCCTTAATGACAATCTTCGTAGGTTTGATTATTTATTGGAGAACCTGAACAGAATGATCTAAACCTATTACAGTTACATCATAAGTAGTCTTGTTAGATTAATACCTTCAAAGCTACTTATGTTGTGATTGATTAATTAACAATTTTAAAGCGAGTAACATGGCAAAAACACAAACTAACAATTTCGATATCTCAGGCAAAGTGCTTGAGGTAGGAGGAGCAGAGCGCATTTCTGATACATTCAGTAAGCGAGTACTGATCCTGGAGGTGTTCAATGGTAAATATCCCAATGAGATGCCTTTTGATTTTGCAAATCAGAACATGGACCAGGTTAATGATATTGTTCCGGGGAACTGGGTGACTATTAACCATGCGTATAAGTCATTCAGGAAAGAGCGCGATGGTGTTGTACGCAGGTTCATAACCCTTGAGGGTATCTCATGCTATAAAGAATAAGCTATGAAAACAAACCAGGTAATGATTCGTAGGATGGGTGAATTTGATGTTCATCAAAGGACAAAAGATGGGATGTTTAATGCTACCCATTTATTGAAACAATGGAATAATGGATCTAAAACAAAACGGGAACTAAAAAAGTTCTTTGGATTAGGACAAACAGAAGCCTTTATTGAAGTCCTTATGAATGAGGAAAATCTAAATGGGCCTAATTCGGCCTATTTAGCAACTCGTGGTAAACAGGGGGGTACATGGATGCACCCTGTTTTATTTGTTAAATTTGCTATGTGGATTAACCCAAGATTTGAATACTTTGTTATCCGGTTCGTTTACGATCAACTAATAGAGTTTAGACATGCAGCAGGAGATCAATATCGTGGATTAACCAGAGCATTGACTATGTTTGATAATGTGGACTATGCGAAGGTGGCGAAAGCCTTGAATTATATTGTCTTTGGGATTCATGACAAGGAGTTAAGGCAAAAAGCAACTCAAAAGCAATTAAAATCACTTACCACATTGCAGGAGAAGCTGGCATTTGCAATTAATATGGGATATATTAAGACTTACGATCAATTACTCATAGAGATGAGGAAGATTTATAGAATAAGAGATCAATATCTTTCATTATGAGTAAATTTGAAAGGATGCCCCTAAAAAAGGCTGAGGAGATAGCAGAGCGATTCATGGCATATCTGGGCCCGTTTGTCTCAGAAATGTCTATCGCTGGTTCTGTACGCAGGGGATGTAGTACTGTAGGCGATGTGGAACTGGTCGTTGTTCCCAAGGATGAGTTTTCAATGGGTAGAGCATTTCCTGAAGGTTATAGAGGATTAACAGTTAACGGATCCCGGTTAAAGAGGTTTATCTATGCTGATCGAGGGCTACAGCTTGAGCTTTACATCACCAATAAGACTGATTATGGCAGGATATTGGCTATAAGGACCGGCTCAGCTGATTATAGTCGATTCGTTTTAGCTATTGCCTGGAATCGAAAAGGCTGGTGTGGAACACCCGATGGGCTAAGGAGAAAATCAGAATGTATCAAAAAGAGTACATGGAAGATTGACCCTCAATATAAGGCATGTCCTACCTTACCTCCGGAGTTTCATACAGAGGAAGATTTCTTTGCTTTCCTGGGGATAGAGTGGATACATCCAAAATCGAGAAATTACACTAAAAAATCCTAACGATGAAAAATTTATTTAAAATTAAAAAACGTATTCAACTATCACTGTTAAAAACACGGTTAAAGTTGCGGACTATCAGGAAGTATAAAGTTCCAAAGATGTATGATTCAAATGGGCTGCGATTAAAGGTAGGACAGATATGTGAATGCTCTCCTGGCTCGATAGTTAAACATCCGTACAAAGTTCTGATATCTAATTGTCATGAGAGCAACCTTACTCATGATGGAATGAAAGTAAAAACTCCTTATCTGGTTACAGGTCTATTATCAGGAGCAGGACACAAATCCGTTATGTGGCCTTATTGGAGTAAAAGATTAACGATAATTAAATAAAAAAATCATAAACTATGAATGATGAAAATGCAGGCTATGAAGTAAAACCAAGCAGTAGATTTGTAAACTGGATTACCAGGCTAAAGTACAGGATCCTGCGCTTATTCCAGAAAAGTAACTACATGAAGCACTTCGAGAGAGAGCTTAAAATTCTCAGAGATGGGCTTAAAGAGGAGGATGGCAATCTATTGATTGAGCCGTTCATTAGGGATATTAAGCGTATTATCCGAAAGTTCAGCAAGGAAGGACATAGTGGTGGATCCGCCCCATATGGAGCTGGTGCATTATCCAGTACCATAAAGAATGTCCTATTGTTTAAACCTTTGGGTCCTATTACAGGTGCGGATAGTGAATGGCATAATACCAGTGGTGGTAGGGAGGTTATGCAGAACATTAGACTATCCTCTGTATTCAAGGATGGTAAAGATGGCAGGCCGTACTTTCTTGATGCAGTAGTATTTGTTGGTAATACACCAGGCTCTCAGTTTACATCAGGTAGTGTAGATCTGAAAGATGGTAGAACTATTGGGAGTCGTCAGTTTATTAGGTCGTTTCCTTTTCGTCAGAAAACTTTCTATATCGATGTACTGGAAACTGAATGGGCCGACAAGGAGGAAACGATTAAGAAAGCCGGTGGAGGATGGTGGACCTCAGTTATTAAAGATGAGTCTCAGCTGAAAGAGGTTGAGGAGTATTATGATGTTGAATATCAAAAACCAAAAAATAAATAAAAACTATGAGCGAAGAAAACAGAGGCGGATTAGTAAAATCCGGAGAAACAAGGCTACCGAAATTTGTTGAGGATGCCTATGAATCAATAGAGAAGATGCAGGGGTTTGCACAAATCCTTCTGGATAGCAGGCTCGTTCCTAATCATTTCTATGAGAAACTACCAGGAGATAAGAATAAGCCCAATTTCGAGAAAGGTAAAGTACCTGCAGTAGTAGCTGTATTGATACAGGGTTATCAGCTTGATATACCCCCAATGACAGCACTACAGCATATTGTCCCGGTTAATGGATTACTATCTATCAAGGGAGATCTGGCAAAGAGTATGATCTTTAGTTCAGGATTGCTAAAGCAAGGATCCTGGAAGGAAGAAGAATTTGGCTCTATCGAAGATGACAATCTGGTTGTTAAGATTACAGCAACTAGGGGGGATAATGGACAGACCATAACAAGATCCTTCTCTATAGATCAGGCCAAGAGAGCAGGGTTATGGGTAACAGAGGCACAGGCGAATGGTAATGATGGATGGAAGTATAAATCTTCTGCCTGGTGGAAATACCCATCACGTATGATAAACTATCGTGCTTTAGGTTTTCTTGCGAGAGATATGTTTCCTGATGTGCTGGCCGGCATCTATACCACAGAGGAAGCACAGGATATGCCTATTGATGAGGCCGTTATCATTGAAGGGGCTAATGGTGCTACCTTAGAGATTCAAGATAAGGGGCATGCGGCCGCGAGAAGTAAGAAGATTACTAAGAGTGCTGTAGGTAAGATCGAGGATAAGCATTTCACTCCTGTTCAGGAGGAGAAGCCGGTTGAGGAGGTAGTTGAGAAGGAGGAGAAATTTGTAGAACTTACTGAGACAGAACTTTCTATCATTAAGGACAGACTACCGGTACGGATAGAAGGAGAGCCAGCCGAACACTTTGTCAAGCGTTATAATGATGAAGTAGATGTATTGATAAAAGAATTTCCTGGAGCTTTGTTAATACAGAT